TTTCAATTCAATTATTAATTGCTCAATCTGTGGAGCATATTTTAAACCTAAATAACAAAAATAGATCATCACTAGGAATAAAACATAATCTAAAAAGTTAAGTATATTTTTAATCATTGTTTCCTTTCTGTTTAATTAATATGCTTGTATTATTAATCTTTCAGTGTCTGGTATTTCAATTACTGTTGTATGATTTCTTAAATCTTCAAGATCTTTAATATCTGTATAATTCTCTTGAACTTCTTTTAAGTTTTCATACTCATCAAAATCACATCTAAAAGCGATTGGATCAAATTCAAGCTCATGATCGCAATCTTCCTCATATTGAGTAAGATATTCAAATAAAGCATTTGAACCCTCATAACTAAAACCATGCTTTATCATTTCATCTGTAAAATTAGATTGTGTAATTGTATCTTTCATTGTTTCCTCTTTCATTTGTTAATATACAAATCATATACATATATTTATTTTAAGGTCAATACAAAAAGTATATTTTTTTATGTGTGATATTTATGCAACATTAAACAATGTTTAATATTGATTGTGTCATATTTGCAACAGTTGCAATTATGCAACACTATTTAGTTTAGAATAATTCTAATGTAATTTAATTAAAAATAATACTTGCAATTATATAAATTGGATATATAAAGAGCTTAAACAAATAAATAAAGAGGTATAAAATGATAGTAACAAGACCACATAAAAACATCATAAGAATTTATTTAGATGATGTTAAAGAAAAAACAAAAGCATATAAATATTTAATTGATGAAGGCTGCGTCAAGACTAAATATATTGAACCTTTTTTGGTTGCAGCTCCAGAATATCTTGGTCAATTAAAAAATGAGGTACTAAATGATTAAAAAAATAAACTTAATATATAGACGATTAATGTTTAAATATTCAAAACAAGATTTAAACGCTATTTTAAAATATGATCCATTAGATATATTAAATTAATAATAATAAACAATTAGACCCACTGATAATTAATTTTATTGGTGGGTTTTTTTGTGCAAGAAAAGGAAGGCAAAAAGAAAAGATTAAAAGAAAAGAAAAAAGTTGCTATTCTAATATTAAGCGTTGCCGCAGCTCTTCCCATAAAATATCGGTCAACATTACTGACCATATATAAAATGGTTTAGCGATAATAAAGAGTTATTGGAATAACTATTAATAATCATTAATTAACACGACCCTAATTTGTATATATTGTAGAGCTAGGATCTACTTTTTTGATTTGCTTGACCCCCCTATACCCCAGAATTGCACCACATTTTTTTTTATATATATACATGGGACTCGAGGACTCCCTTACACACACCCACATCTTCATCTTGCCAGACCACTAATAATAAACTAGATATGGTATATGGATCATTTTGGGTTAGAAGATGTAGAATCAGTTGCTTATGTTGATAAAGATAGCAATGATGTTATTATAAGATTTGTTGGTTTTCCTAATGAATTAGCTTCACAGCTATTTATTAACTATGTTATGCTATGTATTGGCTTTGACTTTGAACCTACAGATAGTATGCCTAGTAAAAAAATACACTAAATATGGATATTAAAATACCATACACCCCAAGAAAACACCAAGCTCACTTACACAAAAAAATATCAGAATACAGATGGAATGTATTGGTTTGTCATAGAAGGTTTGGCAAAACAGTATGTATGATCAACCATTTAATTAGGTCAGCATTGCTGTCTAAAAATAAGAACCCCAGGTATGCTTATATAGCACCGACCTTTAAACAAGCGAAAAGTATTGCTTGGGATTATATGAAACAATTTACAGCAAAGATACCTTATACAAAATTTAACGAAACAGAATTAAGAGTTGATTTACCTAATGGCAGCAGAATTACATTATTAGGTTCAGAAAACTCAGATGGCTTGAGAGGTATATACCTTGATGGTTGTGTAATTGATGAGTACGCAAATGTAAACAGTAGGTTGTTTCCAGAAATAATTAGACCTGCATTATCAGATAGAAAAGGTTACTGTGTGTTTATTGGTACACCTGCTGGAATGAACAACAACTTCTATGAACTATACCAACACGCACAAGGAGCTGATGACTGGTTCAACTACAAGGCAAAAGCTAGTGAAACAAAAATTGTAGATGAAGAAGAGCTAGTCAAGGCAAAAGAGGTAATGGGAGAAAAGAAGTTCCAGCAAGAGTTTGAATGTGATTGGATAGCAAACATAGAAGGTGCAGTATATTCAGATGTGCTTATAAAAATGGAAGATAAAAAGCAGCTAACAAGAGTTCCATACGACCCAAGTTTACCAGTATCAACATCATGGGATCTTGGAGTTTCAGATCATTCTGCAATAATATTCTTTCAACAATTAGGTAGATCAGTAAACATTATTGATTATCACGAAGAACGAGGTCAAGGATTACCACACTATGTGCAGATTATTAAAGATAAAGATTATGTTTACAAAGATCATTTTGCACCACATGATATTGAAGTTACAGATTTTAGTAATGGTAAGACCAGGAGAGAGGTCGCATATCAATTAGGAGTTAGGTTTAAAGTCGTACCAAAAATTCCATTAGAAGATGGAATACACGCAACCACAATGACTTTGCCTAGATGCTGGATTGATACTGACCATTGCAAAAAGTTAATAGATGCGTTAAGACATTACCACAGGAAGTACATTGACAAAAATAGAATGTTCAGATCGAAACCTGTACACGATTGGAGTTCCCATGCTTGTGATGCCATGAGGTATCTAAGTGTAGGACTGCAAGAAATTAATGATAGACAAACTGCTCCACAAAGTGTAGCAGATAATGAATACAGGATTATTTAATTATGGGATCACTTTTTAGACCAAAAATGCCACCGCTACCACCAGTTCAACCTTTGCCAGAACCGCCTAAAGCAGAACTTTCACAGGCAGAAAAAGACAAAATTGCGGCAGAGCAAAGAGAAATTGAAAGAAAAAGAAAAGGCAGAAGATCAACAATACTAACTGGACCATTAGGTGTTGAAGAAGAAGCTGAAACAGAAAACAAAACTTTGTTAGGATCATAATGTTTGAAAATATTAAAAAAATATTTAAAAAAAAACCAAAGGCAAAACCTAAAAAGGTTGAAGAAGTTTTAGTATTAGATGAAGATAAAACTTTTGAAAACGAAGTTAAAAAACCAGAAGAAAAAGTAAAACCAAAAGATACTAAAGAAACTAAATCATCATTAACATTTGGAGTATAGTATGGGAGGAGCAGTAGCAAGAATAATTAGACCAAGCAGACCCACTCCTGCACCAGCACCACCACCTACTCCAACCGCACCTGAAGTTTCACAAGCAACAGCAACTGCAATGGATGGTTATGATGCAAGAAAGACTAAAGCTAGAGGTAGATCAACTACAATCTTAACAGGACCTAAAGGTGTTGAAGAAGAAACATTAACACTAGGTCGTAAAAGTTTATTAGGACAATAATATGGGATCACCAGGAGCTTTTAAACCAAAATCTTTAAATAATAAAAGTGTTCAAAATTATGCTAAAATAAAAGCTGCTGGTAAAGGATTTGATAGTTTACCTAAAGGTGGATCTAAAGCATCTAAAAATTATTATAAAAATATAAATAAAAATGTTAAAAAACAAATTAATAAAATAAATCAACAAGAAGAAAAAGGATTTACACTAGGTAAAAAAAGTTTATTAGGACAATAATGGCAAGAACAGATTTAACTAAAGGATTATTATCCAGATTTGAAAAACTTGAAGGTCAAAGGCAAAACTGGGAAACGCATTGGCAAGAAGTTGCAGATTATATGCAACCAAGAAAAGCAGATGTAACAAAACAAAGAGCTAGAGGTGATAAAAGAATGGAACAAGTTTTTGATTCTTCACCGATACAAGCAGTAGAATTATTAGCAGCATCATTACATGGTATGCTAACAAATCCTGCAACACCTTGGTTTACTTTAAAATTTAAAGATGAAGAAATTGATAATGAAGATGAAGCAAAACTTTGGTTAGAGTCATCTACAGATGCAATGTATACAGCATTTAATAGATCAAA